TACGAGTCACTTCTGCAACCACAGGTTCGTTACACGGACACTGCGACAGCAAACGCTGGATTCCAGAACTTGCTGTTCAAGGCTGCGCCTGTAACTTACGATGTCCACGCACCTGCTGGCAATATGTTCTTTGTTAACTCAAAGTATATGTCACTTGTGGGTCACTCAGGTAAGTGGTTCTCCAACACGGAGTTCGTACGCCCTGAAAATATGGATGCACGCTACGCTTTGATTATGTGCTACGGTAACCTTACAATCCGTAACCGTAAGAAGCAAGGCAAGTTGACAGCCAAGACTGCCTAATTAGCAGTAGAACAAAGAGGACAATGGTGGGGGATGTATTTCCCCCACCTAGTCTGAAATATTAAGGATTATATAATGGCTCCTAAACCTAAATTACCTATTGGTGATGACCTTGCAAGATTGCTGAAGTTGGCTTTGGCTGGTGTTAAAGGTCCAGCAAAAAAGGTTCAAGCAAACCGTATTGTTGGCAAATTGGAATCAAAGGGTAACCCTGCTGTTTCTGGTATGCGTACTAAAGCAGGCAAGATGGAACAGCAACTTGTTCGTGGCAAAGTTAAGCGTCGTGAAGTAGGTAAAATTAAAGCAGATGCTGATGCACATATGCGTCGTATGGCTGAACAGGGTAAAAACTGGGATGGTTCTAAAATTAAAAAAGCAACGAAGCCCCGTAAGGCTGCTCCTAAGAGGAAGTTGACTGTTGCTGAACAGACTGCTGCTGCTGAACGCACTATTGCAAAGCGTGAAATGGATAAGAAAGTTATTAAAGCGCAAGAAAGAACTTTGAGGGCTACTCGTCTTGGCGATGCTGCTGCTGCTAAAGGCACCAAAAAGGGTCGTGGTGGTAAAGAAATTCCTATGTCTAAAAAAGAAGTTAAAAAGGTTGTTCGTCAAGGAAATCTTGCTGGTTCGCAACGAGCAAAAGGTAATGCTACAAAGAAAGCAACTCAAATGAACCTTCAGGCTAGAATGCAGAATGCACCTGATGCTGCTTCTAAGCGTGCTGCAAGAAATAAGTTACGCAAACATCAAGATACACACGGAAACTTTCTAGGCTAGGAGATTATTATGAAACAACCAAATCCAAATCCTAAAAATGCCCTTCCTATCAAAAAATATCCTAAAAAAATGTTTAAACGCAGCGATACTGTGAGTGAGTATATGGATGACGAATCAACACGCAAAAAAACTCCTAGGAAGAAGTTGACTCCTCATACAACTCCAGAGCAAAGACGAACTTTAGAAAGACGACCATTGCCTAATGGTCGTGCAACTCCACGAGATAAACGAATTTTGCCAAGAGAGTTGACAAGTCCTACTGGTCGTGTAACTCCACGAGATAAACGAATTTTGCCAAGAGAGTTGACAAGTCCTACTGGTCGTGTAACTCCACGAGATAAACGAATTTTGCCACGCAAATCTAATATTATTGGTTCTACTGATTCTTTGAACACATCTCGCTTTGCTGGACCATTTAGAAACCCAAAGAATCTAACTGATTCTTTGGGTACAGCCAGTCCAGTTGCCCGTAAATATCGTAAACTAGGGAGTAAATAATTATGGCTAAGCGTGGACCTGCAATCGGTGGTTTACATTCACAAGGCATTGTAGATGATATTCTTATTCCTGTTGCTAAGAAAGTTTTTCGTGCAACAAAAAAGAATGCTTTAAATAAAGAAGTTGCAGTAATTGCTAAACGACACAAAACTTTAAGTGATGCACGGCGTGCTGGTGCTGTTAAAGAAGTGTACGGTAAAAGCGTAATTTCTCGTAAAGTTGGAAAAGCAAAAAGCACTTCTGCTGAGAAAAAACTTCGCAAAAATATGCAATCTGGCACTGAAACATCTAATTTTTATCGGAAAAATAAAGGGGACATTGGCTTGCCTACTACATATGCCCCTATTGTTCCAACTAAGAGCCGATTAACTACTATGCAGAATGAAAAACGAAAAGCAGCAATAGCAAAAATTGCAGCACAAAAAGCAGCAAAGGCTAACAGGCTTGCTCCTCCACGCCCACCTAAAAAGAAATAATTATGGCTGCTAAAAAACCACAAGATTTGCGTGACATTATAAATGCAGCAAACAAACTGTTTAGCAAGCCGTCACCACGAGGTGCTACGGCGCAGGCTAGTGCTGTTGTGTCACGGGCGCAGAATGTTAGCAACAAAAGCACACAAGCAGTTGCTAAAGGTAGCAATAAAGCAGTCGCAGGTATGACTTCTACAATGAAGTCACAACTTGGTGACCCTAGTAAGGGTTGGAAAGATGTTGCATCAAAAAGTGGTGTGTGGCTTATACCTTATGGTAAAGGTTATAAACTTGTTAACAAGGCTATAAAAGGTGCTAAATACTACAAATCAGCGAAGGCTGCTCGTGGCGCAGTTAAAGGTGCCATAGTTCTTGGTGCAGACACGGCTTTAAATACTGGTGTAAATAAACTTCCTAGTGGAAAGAAACCTTAATTATGGCTAAGGGAAAACCAGCAATCAACATCCCTCTTGATGATATTGCAAAACTAGCAAAAAGTTTAACCAAAAAATTTGGTGCTAAAACCTCTAAAAAAATACTGTCAGGTATGACAACCAAGCGTGCAGGTATGGAATATTATAAGCAATACCCAATTAACTCGTACCTAAAATACCCCACTTCTCCTGTTACAAAACCAGCCAAAAAGGCTGGTGCTGCTGTAACCAAGGCAAAGCCAAAACCCAAGGTTAAACCACAGTCTGATATTCCTACTTCTAAGCCTAGTGCTGGTATGAAACCTAAGAAGCCCAAGACTTTGTCCAAGCCTTCTAGACCTAAGAGGGATTATATTCCTAAGGGTAAAACTATGGCGCAAACTGCTGCTGAGCAGCGTGCAGCGCAAAGGCGTGCTAATCAGATTCTTCGTCGTACTGGTGATGCCCCTACGCCTCGCCCAAGGGGTTCGGCTGTAGAGCCATCTAATGTTCGTGGGTCTATTATTCAGCCCCCTCGTAAGGCTACTATGCGCCCTCCTAAGCCGTCTAAAGCGTCTTACGAGGCTGATGCACTTAAGGCTGAGATTCGTGCCGATATGAATAAGTTTGGGCGTGGACAGAAGCCGAAGGGTGGGAAGCGTAAGCCTCCTCCTCCTGCTGGTGGTGTGGCTGCTAAGAAGCCTAAGAGTCCTAAGAAGCCGTCGGGTGGTGCTGCTGCTCGTAAGGCTGAGTATGACGCTATTAAATCTGCCCTTTCTAAAGCCAAGGCTAGACAGAGGGTTGGTGTTAAATAGAACAAATTACTTATTAGTATGAGTAATTCTGGTTCTATTTCTTCGCACGCCCTTGTTGGTTCTATTCCTGCACATTCGTTGTATGGGGAACCTGTTTATGGTCAACGCCCTGCTGGTGAGGGTGAGAATTCTACTTTGGCTGCTGCTTCTGGTCCTTATTTGGGGCGTGGTAATAAGTGTTCGGCTAAAGAGGATACTTGTGAGGGTATGCGTGTGAAGGATGAGGTGTTGTGTATGGGGCATCTTCGTTCGTCTAAGAAAGTGGTGAAGGATGGCGTATAAGGCTATGACGGCAGCCGATATTCGGTCTGCCGTTCGTTCTATAACTGATTTGGATTCTACTGATTTGTCGGATTCTTTGTTGGATTTGTATATTCGTGATGGTTACTACCGTATTTTGGATACTGAGAAGCGTTGGTCGTTTCTTGAGTATTCGTTTGAGTTCAGTACCCGTACTGGTGTTCGTGCGTATGAATTGTCCACGCTAACTGATGAACCTATGGGGCAAATTTCTAGTATTATAGATAATCGTGGTACTGGTTACCGTATGGATATGATTGGCTTTGATATGGCTGAGCAAACCTATACTGGTTCGTACGACACTAATGCTGACCCTTTGTTTTATGCTTTGTGGGGTGGGTCTATTCATTTGTATCCAAAGCCGAACAATGTTCGGACTTTGGTTGCTCGTGGTTATCGTGAACCGTTGGATTGGCAAACTGAAGGTGGCGATGTTGATGCTATTCCTAGTTTGCATTTCCCTCTTGTTTATTATGCGTGCAGTCGTGTGTATCAGCAACTTGAAGATACTGCTATGGCTCAAATGTATAAGGGTGCTTTTGATGAGGGTGTGGCTTTGGCTGTTAAGAATGCGACGACACCTAATAGTCATAACCTTATGCGTTTGAACGCTGGTCAAACCGAGAACCGACCTACCTATAATGGTTGGATTCGCTCTTTGGGTAGTAGCCGTTCTAATTGGGGTTTGTAAATGGCTCAGATTCAAATTTTTGAGCAGAAAGATTTTACTGGTGGGTTGAATTTGCGTTCGGACCAGTTTCAGTTGGCTAATAATGAGTCGCCTGAAATGTTGAATGTTGAAGTTGACCCTAGAGGTGGTGTTTTTAGTCGTGGTGGTATGACCCGTATTAACCCTACTAATGTGGCTGGTACTTGGGAACCAGATAAATTGCATTCTTTTTATAGTTCTACACATCATATTATGATGTCAAATAATCATAATGTGTTTAAATCTACTGGTGCTGATTTTACTCGTCTTGATGTTTCCAGTGGTGTTCCTATTGTTTCTACTTCTCCTCACGGTGTTTGTTTTGCTTCTTGGGGTAATAATCTTTATATGTCGCTTGGTTCTAGTTCTACTGCTGGTGCATACAAATGGGATGGTGTAGCCACTTATGCTACTAACTTAACTCGTTCTGGTACTGCTCCTAACGCTTGGCAGACACGCAGTAGTGCTTCTGCTGGTAAATTTCCACAGTGTGAACATATTGCTGTTCACGCCAATAAAATGTGGGCTGCTAACACTGTTGAGGGTGGAGTTAGTTACCCTAATCGGGTTCGTTTTTCTGATGAGTCGCTACCTGAAAACTGGGTTGAAGAGGACCATATTGATATTCAAGGTGGTGGACCTTCTATTATAGCAATTGTGTCTGTTAATGGTGTGCTGCTTGTTTTTAAACAATCAGCAATTTACGCTATTTATGGTTATGACTATAATGATTTTCGTGTAGTTGCATTGAGTGAACAACTTGGTTGTTCATCTCATCACGCTTTGGCTGCTTCGGATTCAGGTGTTTATTTTTTTAGTAGCAACCACGGTTTGTTTTACACTAACGGTAATAGTGTCGTGGACATTTTTCAACCGTTACGACCATTGTTTGATTTGGGTCGTATTAATACGGCTTCTGAAAATTCTATTAGTGTTTCGTGGATTGGTCGTCGCGTGTGGTTGTCCTTGCCTTATT